ACCTTAAACATTATCCACCTACTCTAGTTGAAGCTGAATCTGGTTCTTTACCTGGAGGAGTTTCATTGGGCGTATCAGTGCGTAATTGCTGCATCATCTGATGCGCTTTCCAATGCAACTGAACATTCTTATAACCTGCTGGATTTGCTTTCTTCGCCTTCTGACCTTTGGAGCTATTCATCCAAATCTTGCAAATCTCCATTTCGACCATGTGGTCATCGTGTTCTTCTGGAACAACTGTAGGTTCTTCACCTAATGGAGAGTTTTGACTTGGGACCGGACCAGCCTGTAACAATTCAGTAATCTCACGATACTGTTTAGTGCGGTCATTAATCCCAGGAATGTAAAGCTCTGGAATTGCAAGAGCCTTTCTGACCAATTCGTTGTTCTGTGGATGAGTAATAAGAGCCATAAGCATAGGATCTTTGGCACTTACTAACTGCATCAATGTATCTTTAATCTGGCCAGAGGAAATTGGAAGTAATTCAGAGAACTCTGGCTCACAGCTAGCTACTTCACCAAGACCTAATGCAACATGGTCAACAGTAGTAGACTGAAAACCAGAAGCATTCTTTTCTACCATCTTCTCATCGTATTCTAAGAAGCTGGCATACTCTTTTACAGCCTTATCCAGTACATCTGCCCACAAATGAGCAGCAATACTAGAGACTGTGCCTAAACGCTGTAATGCTTGGTTCTGTGACTTGGTATATTCAGTAGCAGTAGAGGTTCCGGGGACAGCACCACCGTAAACAGTGGGAAAATCACCAGTAGTAAACTCAGCGTAGTTCTTATACTTAGAATGTAACGCTGTTACTTCTGGGGAAAGCTGTGCTGTGCGGGTTTCAAAGAAGTTTTCAGCAATTCCCTTACCCGGTTCCTTGAATGTCTGAGTAATGTTACCAGGCTTAGCCTGTTGATTGCCATATTTGGTGAAATCAATAGCATCTGACGCAATAAATAGCTCAGAGATACCATGCTCCATTGTTTGCAGTTCAAGTTCATCAATTTCAGCATTGATATCCTGAATCATTGCAAGATTCGTGCCTAATGGTTCAGCATGAATCGAACTAGAGCGTGGATCTAAGCCAATTGTCCAGTGCTCGTCTAGATCTTCCCCGTTAATCTCAACAGGATCAGAGTTAATATAGATAACATAAGCACCCATTGGGTACTTTTTCTTAATTGCATCAACTTCTTCTCTATCATTGCTATGTTTTCCAGCACCTAATAAGGAAAACTGCCAAGGTCTGAACCAAACACACTTAACTACAGCGGTATTCTCCGGCTGATTGTTAAGGTAAACACTAGGATATCGAATAGTAGAATCAACAGTAGGATCGCTAGTAGAAGGTTCGACATTATCGACGAGAGGTTCTTCCCCTTGAGGGCCAGGAACGCAAAAGATAGACCTAAGAGAAGCGACTGATTGATCAAACTTAAGTATAAGATAGCCGCAATGCTCTTGTGTTCTGGCATGATAGGGAACTTTTACATTGAGAACGCCAAACGGATCAATAGAAATCCGTGACTTCTCTTTATTCACTTGAATAGGAACAGGAACCTGAACAGTCTGTGGAGTTACTTCTGTAGTAATCTGTTCTCCGCAACTAGGGCATTGCAGAGTGGTAGGTTCTTCTGAGCTTTCGCCGAAATCCATTCCGCAAACAGGACAAGCTTGTGAATAGGAAGTTTGTTCTTCTAATGAAACTTCTTCAACCTGGTAAAATCCAAACTTCCTATCCGTCTTAGCGTATGTATAAACAAAAGGAGTGCCCTGATTAAACAGAATGGAAAGAATCTTTATGTATAAGAGCTTGGCTTTGTTATGCTTCTGGATGATCTTGGCAAGAGCAGAATACGCTTCGGCCTTATCAACATCGTCTGCGTTATCAGCATCTTCAGGAAAGAATAGAACGGAAGGAACACCAACAGAAAGAGCAGCGATAATAGACTCACCATGAGGACGGTAAACATTAATGATACGAGGAGGAATACCCTCAGATTCCTTTTCATCCCAATTAGGAATGGCCCAGTCATTGGTTAAGTTATCCCAGAATAGAGTTACAATATTATTAAAGTAGAGTTCTAATCTCTTTGCTTTACGAATCCAAGCGTAATGAACAGCTTCATCTTCCTTCTCACACTGATGAAGAAGTGTAGTCAGTAATGATTTCCATTCATCAGGAACAGCCGTTGGTTGCTTAGGTTTCTCTTGCTCACCAGTATTAAGAACCTGCATATCAGTAGGTTCTATTCCCGGTTGAGCAGGCATACCTTGGGGAGTAGGCATACCAGGCTGTAATTGTTCAATCATTTACTTCTACCTTCTCGTACTGCTGTTCTTTGAAAGCGTCAGTAGCAGGAGACTCTAAGAACTTCCGCTTATTAAATAATACCTGTTCTCTAACCCTAGCATGAACTGAACGATAGCCGCGACTTGATTGAAAGTCTACTTCATTCCTAACACGCTCAACCGGTTCCTGTTTAAGCTGAGCTTTTAACTCTGCTACTTCATCCTGAAGATATACAATGAATTCATTCTTGCTAGTTATAACGGCTTCTAAAGCCTCTACGACGGAAAGTGGTGCCTTGTGATTGGCTCTTTTTTGCTTCCAAGAATTCCATCTTTCGGTAGAAAGCTGTTTGATCTCCCATAGCCAAGAGGTCAAGAGCTTCCTGAGAGTGCTGAGCATGTTCATAATCTTTTGCATTTGCTACCTGATATTCTTTTATTCCCGATAGTAAGATGCGAATGCAGTCATAAGGATCATCTCCATCGAATTCTTTAACATCTTCCGCTTTCTTTCCTTCTTCTGGAGAGTCCTCATAGACGCAAGCCGGTATTGTTTCAACGAGCATCGGGCAGCAATCTCTAAAGATTTGGAGTCTAGGAATATCTGTTTCTTCCTTCTCCTGCTCAAACATCTTAACATAATCTACGTAAGCTGTTTGTCCATATAACCTAAAGATTTTATCAGCGTAAGTCTTATCGAATTCCCCACCGTATACTTTAGCAACGTGTTCCTTCTGTTGCCATCTTAAGAACTCATGTGTTACCAGCTTACCATTCAGCCGATTCTTTTCTCCCAGCTCAATTGGGCATTTGAATTCAGCTTTACGTAATGCCTTTACAAGCTGGTCATAAATAGTAAATGGTTCACCTTTGTTCTGATTAGCTGAATGACAAATTCTAACCTTACTCATTAAGGATCGTTCTTCAGGAGTCGTGTAGTTGATAAGATCTGATAAGTAATCCACGACTTTCTTTTCGCGATGAGCATATTCTCTGTATACGAAAACCCTGCCAGTGGGAGATAAAGCTGCCCAATAAACGACAGTGTATGCCGCATATCCCCAATCTATTCCAATGAACCGAGGCCACCAGCTTGGGATTTCAAATGGATCAATAATATGACAAGCATTGCTAGGTTCATCTGAGAGAGGCTCTAGTCTGAATTCCTTAAAGACCTGGCCTTCATAAGTATCCCAGTCACCGTAAAGCTTTGCTTTCTTCTCAGCTTCACTCAGCGACATTAGCTGCTGAATGTAATCTGGATTGTTAGCTAGTAGTGTTGGATTATCCTGAATCCTAGCTGGAATAAACATCCGCTTAAGACCAGTCTTTCCATCTACTAGAATCTTATATCCTTCTTTAAACGGTTTAACAAATCTGTTCTTGAAATAGGAATGTCCAACATTACCTGGATTAGTCCCACTTCGTGCAATAGCTGGAAGGTCTGCACATCTACTTCGCAGACGAGACATAACAAGGTAGCTATACTGGAACTCGGTAAAGTGTGTTGCCTCGTCATATGAAATCAGGTTATATTGGTCTGAGTCAAACTTACGAATGTCATCTTCTTTATCTGCACCGCCATAATACTGAACGGCACCAGATGGAAATACCCATTTCTTCTTTGTCTCGTTAAATACTCCACCGACTGATGGATAGATTTCTTTAGAACGAGAGATAAGTTCTGTTTCTAACTGCTTTAAGTTTCTACGTAAGATGATTCCTTTATATAGCGGATGCTCGTGAAACTGGTAGATAAGGGGGAGCCAAATCATTAACTCAGTTTTACCAGCACCCGCAGCCCCACCATATAAAGCTTCCTTGATTGA